TTCTATGGGTGGTGGTGAGGAAACCCCAGCACCAACCGCGGCTGGTGCGGATGCTGATGCTGATGCTGATGCTGATGCTGATGCTGATGCTGATGCTGATGCTGATGCTGATGCTGGTGCTGGTGCTGGTGCTGGTGCTGGTGCGGGTGCGGGTGCGGGTCCAGATCCTAAGGCTGAAGTATTTTATATTGGTGGTTATAATTACACAAAAGATCAAGCGGCTGGTGTGTGTACCAGTCGTGGTGCTGTAGTTGCTACCGGTGCACAACTCTCAGACGCCCAAGCGGCGGGCGCTGATTGGTGTTCAACAGGTTGGTTGTCTGACCAATCGAAGCCCAAATATCCTATCACCACAAATGTGCAAAATGGATGTGGAAATGGTTCAGCTGGAATCGTAGAGTACCTACCACCCACTGGAAAAGCCGGTGTCAACTGTTATGGTGTTAAACCAGAATCTGCGACCGCCAAATTCAGCGAATACAAACAGAGTCGCTATGGTCCCACCTCTGAGGTATTTTATGTTGGTGGTTATGATTACACAAAAGCTCAAGCGACTGGTATATGCGCCAAACATGGTGCTAAAGTTGCTTCCAATAGACAACTCGTTGCAGCTCGAGAGGCGGGCGCTGATTGGTGTGCAACAGGTTGGTTGTCAGACCAAACGGTTGCCAAATATCCCATCAATACTACTATAATGCCTGGATGTGGAGGGAGTCCCAGCGTCGTGGAATACACACCACCCACTGGAAAAGCCGGTGTCAACTGTTTTGGTGTTAAACCAGAAAAAATCCAAGGAGCTGGGTCAGACGCGACGCTTCGGAATTGGAATTCCACAAAATGGAGTCGTCATGCCTAATTTTTCAAATTATACACCATAAAATAGAAACTTGCCTCTTTCGGTAATTCGTGTTCTTCAACACTTTCATCGTTCGCTAAAAGCCATTTGTTCCGCCTTTTAACGAAACTTACATAGTGTCCATCATTTTGTGCACCAACGTGTACGGCGCATGATATGAGATTGTACTCACTGTTACCTATGATCATCTTTTCTATGATTTCTATATGACTTTTTCGGTCAAATGAAATCATCAAAATCTGTGGAAGTTTTGAAAATACCATACGCGTCGTCGCTAGGTGATGTACTTTACCTCCCGTATCTTCAAAGTTTTCTATGGTATTCCAGTCAGTACTTTTCTGGAGCATAGCACCCATATCTTTATCTTCGGCAGTTATCAAATGTACGCTGAAAACCTCTTCATTCGATGACTTTCCACCGGGCCATATCGTTTCTTGTGTCTTCTTTCCATAGAACCAGTCCTTTATTTCGGGTCTAGACCGTTCGAGTATATCTATGATACAAAGTACAGCTTCTTGTACGTCATGTTGTTCATTCGTCCTGAAACGGGGAAACTCTTTTTGGAACGATTCTATGATATTTTGAACCCTAATATGCTCTTTACCCCTCGTCCAATACATTTTAACGAGGTCGCCGTACGCTTTTGTAAATTCACATTCACCCATGTACGGCTTACGAATAAAATAGTTCGATAGTACCGGAATATAAAGCAGACATTGAAGGGCGGTATTGAAATAACAAGTATTTCCGTGGTTTTCAAGTCCCTTCATTACATTTTATGTATATTAAACACTTAAGAGAAAGACGCGAAGAAGAAATGTTAAGTAAAAATGAACGTCCAAGCTATCGTCGATAAAGTTCTGCCCATTTTCGAAGCGCATAAGCACGAAGATGACATTGAAGTCGAAATTCGTCTTGGAAAGCATAATGGCTCCCTGTTTGATACTAATGTTGGCAAAGATACGTGGAAGAGGGTCCTCGAAGGCCTGAAGAAATATGAAGGCTGGGAGTCGAAGGAAACCTCTTCCGTAGACGTCTACTATAACGACAGTAATAACATTCGCATCACCTCCGACGAAGATTCCGGTGAACAAACCATGATTCAAAAGATCAGTGTCGTGAAAGAAGATTTCAAATGTGATCCTCTCGATGTACGATTCTGTGTAGCTCGTGAAATTGTAACATCGGGTGAATACGATATGGATAGAAGGCGTTCCAAGACTCGTCACTCTTTCGTGCGCAAGAATCTCAGTATCGACATGACCATCTCTTCAGGTGATAATGCTGACATGGACTCCGAAGAGGAGGCGAGTTACCAAATTGAACTTGAGATTATGAAGCCCGATGCAGTCGACGATATTTACAAATTTTTCAACATCATCAACAAGGTTTCTGACCTCTCGAAACTAATTTCTATGTAATAAGTAAATATGGCCGCCATAGGTGCAGGTGTATTAGGACTATTATGTCTCAGCTCGAGTGCATATGCAGCTATGAGTGGGGGAGGGGATGAAGAAACTCCAGACCAAACCGTGGTTGTTCCAGACACCGACACCGAGACCAATGCTGAGGCTGGTAGTACCCCAGCTACGATATCTACAGGTGCCACGAAAGGTCAATACGTCCGTTTATGGCAAGGTGAACTATATCAAAATCAGAAGGCATACGCACTTAGTATTCTGGAACTAGAAGTGTACGACAGCAGTGGTACAAATATAGCTCAAGGTAAAAGTGCTACTGCTCGTAGTCAATATCCGGGTGACTATCGGGCGGTGATGGCTTTCGATGGTTCATTAGATACAATGTATCGCAGCAACTATGACGACAAAGAAGATTGGCTCGAAGTAGATCTAGGATCTGTAATGGATATTCACAAGATTGTTATTAGACATCCGGGTAGTGAGGATGTGTATGAAGGTGTAGCGATGAAAGATGGTTTACGTGGATACATCGAAATTTTCGATGGTGACCAAACGAGTGCTAAGACGGAACAGATTGAAGAAACCAGCACTGATCATGTGTACACATACAACTTCAAAGAGAGAGGTGGTGGCAAATGGAGAGGAGCGCAGGGGATACTGAAGACTAGAGCAGACCTTATAGCTGAAAAGCAAGCAGCTGATGCAGCTGCTGATGAGGAAGAACAGAAACGCATTGCTGCTGAGAAGGCCGCCGCTGATAAGGCTGCGGCTGATAAGAAGGCTGAGAAGGCTGCGGCTGATAAGAAGGCTGAGAAGGCTGCGGCTGATAAGGCTGCGGCTGATAAGGTGGCCGCCGATCTGGCCGCGGCGAAGGCGCGCGTCGAGGCAGAGAAAGCGAGACTCGCGTATTTAGGTAGTATTTCTGGGAAAGCGAAAGCGGGTGCATACGCCACAGTTGAAGAATGTTGGGCAGTCGCTAAAAACATGCCCGATTGGGGCAATAGCGGCAACAACAAAGCTGGTTGTTGTTCAGCGCCTATGCCTAGCGGCTCTTGGACCACGTGGGACCGAGGAGGTGGTGCTTTGTGGTGCCACGAAAATTATGATTGATATATAATTTCTTGTTAAATATAAATGATATACATCTTAGCAATTCTCGTCGTTGTGTTTTTGATGTATGACAAACACACAAAGTCGGATGAAGTTGACGGTTCCAAATATTTTTACATCAGTGACGGTGATTCCAAAGCGATGTATGTCAAAATGCATACAGACGGTGTAAAGAGCGAGAGCCTAAAAAAGTTCGTAGCCATGGAGGATGAATTTCTTTTGATGGAACAAAAGTCTGTATGTTCGGGAATACCCTTAACGGTTCAAGCTGGTGTACTTTCTAATAAAATAAAAAGTACATTTCCAAAATATGATTTTTCGTACCACACTTTTCATCTCAAACAAGCTGCAGAACCCACAAAAATAGTCAATAGAAAAATTAAATGTCAGTAAATATTAAATGAACCCCGAACTTCTAAAGCTCATCGCTCTTTCTCAGAGGTCGCTCCAGAACGTCGCCGCGTACGTGTCTATATCCTTAGGCCTTTTAGCGTATTCTCGTTTTTACCGTGGTAAGGGAAATGCGTTATACAACATCGCCTTTATAATTATTAGTGTGGCTATCATGATGCTCGCTATACGTCTGGTCCATCTTTTGATGCAGCAGCTCAGGATGTACAAGACTAAACTTGATGAAGCAGATCTCAAAGTTCTTGAGAATTTTACTCTAATTCCTAGAACTTTAATGTACTTTCTTTATATAATTCTCGGGTTTTCTTTTTACACTTTGTATCGCCAACTTAAACAATAAACGTCTTTAGATAATAAGTTATGGATGAAGCCAGACACATGGTTGTTGAATATCCAGATGGTTCGGTGGCGATAGCATTTAACGAAGAGGTTCCACCACCGGAACCTCCGGAACCTCCCCCCGAAATAATAAGAATACGACCACGTTTCAGATTTTTAATAGAATATCATCCCGTTGTGCGTGCTCTAGCGTATATATTCGTGATTGCATCTGGTATAAATTTGGCTCTTTTCAGGAGAATAATAGATATTATCAATTTTGTGTTGATAGTATCTACGACGGGTGCTCTACATACTGAACATTCAGCATCGATAACAGTTGTAGTGTTTCATGG